TCGCCAGGAAGGGCCACAGCGGGCATGTCGAGGAGGGTCTCCTTATCAGCCCCCCAAATCACGTCCGAAGGCCCCTTCCCGGGGTCCAGAGGCATCACTGAGAAGTCGCTGAGCTTGAGGGGGAACTTGAGGGCGTCCGACAGGGACGTATTAAGCATAAACTGGAGCATAAAATTGCTCCGACTCATGCTCTGTTCCCGTTCAAGAAGGTTAATTTCCGAGAAGCGAGTATCGGTTGGTTTCCAAGCTAGATTTTCAAGTCCGTGTTCCGCAATATCAGATTGAAGTTCCTTAGCAAGAATATCTTCATATCCAATTAGTTCTTTTGGATAACGAGCTGGCCACACCATTGGCACATAACCGCGTTCCCTAAGCGAGTTATAAATTGTAAAGCAAGATTGAGGAGTGCCGAGAAAGATGATGCGACTGTCCTTTTTGGGTGTTAGGACTGATTCAAACTCAGTGACAAGTTGGAGGAGTTTTTCCCTCATCATGTCGGTGGCTGAATTAGTTGGGGTTTCAATGTCGTCAGCAATCAAAATGTCAGCGCGAGAGCCAGTCAACTGGCCAGTCACTCCAACACTTTTAACGGACGGACTTTGAGCAGGACGTGCCCCGGCAACATCAAAGGAGACTCGACTCCAACGTTGGTCGTCATCCTGTGGGGCAAGATGGTTAAGCCACGCCACATCAATAATTACCTTCTGACAAAAAATCGAAAAGTCATCAGCACGTTGTTTGCTGGCTGATACAACCATGATCTTCTTGTCTCTGTCGCAAAACAAGTTCCACAACACAAATGCCGCAGTAACCCAGCTTTTGCCAAGTCCACGGAAGCATTGAAGTTGGATGCGTTTTCCTCCGTGTTGAAGGTAGCGGGCCATTGCCAGTTGGGCCCTTGTTGGAGGAGGCAGGTCTAGCGACTTCCATACAAGGGAAAGAAAAACAGGGAATGAAGTTGAGATACGCTCCTCTATGGACCTAGAAGGGGCCTCTGGGGTCTGTTTGGGCATAGGATACCTATTGTGGGGTGGAGGGGCCAAGGAGACGATCCTAGACCCCTGTGGTGGCTATTTACGCTTCTTGCTCTTCCCAGCTTTGGAAAGGGCAATAGCAATGGCTTGCTTATTTGGGTAGCCTTCCTTGGAAAGCTTGCTGATGTTTTTAGACACAGCCTTTTGAGATTTGCCTTTAGATAGGGGCATGATTATTTCATCTCGGTGGTATATTTCTTACCACGCCAGGTAAAGGTGCTAACCTTGGCACGACGAGCATCCTTAAACGCGGAGTCAAAGGACTTGGCCGTGTTAGGAGTAGCGGAAGAGGAACCAGTAGCCTTTTTGCGGGCTTCGTTCTTGGTTCGTGCCTTGCGTTCTTGGGCAGCATAGCCCTGTTCCATGAGACGCTTAGGCATTGCGGGGCCAACACTTCCTCCACCTTTGAGGGTTCCCTTTGCGGTAGGACGAGGGGCAACCGTTTCAGCCACGGCTTTCGCTGCTCCACCACGAAGACCGCCGACAAGAGCAGCAGCTTTGCCAACCATTGATTGATTCATTTTGGCGCGGAATGCTGCCACTCCACGGTTGACTTGCCGATCTTTTGCTGCTTTGTCTTTGCTAAACTGTTGGGCAGCCTTGAGGACATTGCCAGTACCAGGAGCAGGAGTCCGGGGCTTGGGTTCAGCAGCCTTTGCGGATTTGGCAGAACCGAGTTGGTTCATCTTTTGCCAAGATTTTGCATCAGCCTTTGTGGGACCAGCAGCAGGAGCTGGCTTCTTCACACCACTCTTTTGAACGCCGCCTTTGGCGATCTTTTGCATCATCAGCTTGCGACGCTGACTTTCCAGCATCGACGGACCTTTCTTTTTGGGGGCCATGATGATCAACCTTGGGTAATGGTTGCCACAGGAAGGGCAAACAAGGTACCGGGGCCAATCAGTTGACAAGACAGGGTGTCACCAACCTTGTACCATTGACCACCCCGGACAAGGGTAGCAGCCGTCACAGCACCACCAGAAACGGTCAGGGTAGCAGTAGCGCCGTAGCCGGAACCACCAGACAGGGCCACGTTGGTATAGGTTCCGTTGGTATAACCAGACCCGTTAACGCGGGTACCAAAGGATGCCACAGCGCCAGTTTCAGCGCGGGTAGCAGTTCCCGTCACCTTAGCGGTAGGCAGGGTCGAGGGGGTAGTGCGACCACGACGCACGGTGAAGATGGCAGCTTCGGCAGCATCAACAGTTGCGTTAAGAGCAACGGTAGTAGCAGCAGCACCATAAGAAGCGGCCACAGTGGTCGTAGTGGTGGTTCCACCCGACACGTTAGCGGTGGTATGAACCTTGTTGGTCTGTTGGTTCTCGCAACGACGACCGGGGTCGTTAGAAATGGAACCGTAAGTAGTGCTATCGGCAGTAGTAGTCATTTGCTTTACTTAATAAAAAATAAGAGAACTAGCTAGTTGTCCAAGAAAGGACCTTAGAAAAGTTGGAATGATCAAAAGAATCTTGACCAATCCACCAAGATAACCAGTGGTTCGAACCTTTAGACTGGTTACACTTGAGACAGGCAGGTACGACATTAGACGAGGTGTCATGTCCTCCTTTAGCTTTTGGGGTGACGTGATCCAGGGTTAAATCCTGTTTAGATCCACAATAAGCACACTGGTTATTCCAATGTTCTTTGATAGATTGTCGCCACAATCGTTTAGCTTCGGAGGATGTCATGGCCCTTAGGTTGTAAAGGTAATCGGAAGGGGCTTTCAGAACCATTAATGGATCCTGTGTGGTTTACTTCTTCTTTTTAGGGAATCCTGCTTTCATGTTTGCATATGCCTTAGGAGACACAGTGCTTTTACTCTTTGGACGACTGGTCCCGGCAGCCCTGCGCTTATTCATGTTGGCATAAAGACCAGGGGGCTTGGCGTTTCCTTTGTTCATTTTTTGGGGCTTTTACCGTTGTGGCCGTTTCTGGCGCGATTTTTTGAGGGCGATTCCAATACCATTCGGCCACTCTTGGTGTGGGAAAGGTCCTGTCCACCCTTACCCGCAAGGCCCCTGCGACGGCGTTCGGTCCACCGTTCTTCAGAGGCATTCTTTACGTCTGGTTTTTTATTTAGTTTCCTTTGGTATGCTGCCTTTTTAGCAGCCGCCTTAGGGTTTGCCGCATAGTATTTAGCGGACTTACTTTTTGATTGAGCCATTATCTTTAAAGAAGATTTCATTTTCAAGGCGCTCAATCCTGGTATTGGAGGCACTTACCCTTTCGACAAGCACCTCCACTGATTTAGCAATGTTATGAAGGGTGATTAAGTGCCAGCTAAAGAGACCCAAAAAGGCAGTAGCCGCCAGGTTTCTGAGCATAACCGACACATCTTCATCGCTATTATCGGATGGCTCTTTCGACATCCTCCATCTCCAATTCAAGACTACTAAAGAGGGTGGCAAGTGGAGAACCAAGCACAGGGACACCAGTGATATTATTCTTAGCAAGCCAATCAGCAGCAGCCTTAATATCCTGTGTAGTGGCCGTGCCTGACTTAATACGCATGATTAGTTCATTTGTAACGAGACCGTGAAGCTCGTTAAACTGTTCTTCATTAGCCCTTTGAGTGTTAGCCATCAGACTAAGCAGCCCAAGGCACACCAGCAGCTTTGGTGGGGTGACGCTGCTCATCGAGCTGACCTTGGAGGGCCGCTTCAACTTCGGCAACCTTTTCATCGCCGAGGGCATTTTGCACCCAGCCGACCACGATCTCTTCGGTCAGGTCAGCGAAGGGAATCAGGTCCTCTTTCTCAGGATGTTGGAAACCGATGCTGCCATAAGCGCCAGCAGAGTAGGTGCCGTCGTTGGCGTCCACGGTGTAGTGGGCGGTATAAACATAGCCGTCGCTGGTCTCACGCTCCAGTTGAGCAATTTTCCAGGAGTAGTTGGTGGTAATAGTGGTCATTGATTAAAAAGGGGTTGATGGAATATTAGGCGTTATCGCCCAGTTTGGACAAGGTTTTCTCTGCCCAGGCGGCGGTAGCGATTGCCACCACCTTGGGGTCTTCATTGGTCAGGTCATCACCGGGCGACAGCACATGGCGGTGATAGGAAGAGGACAGCACTTCGCCGTCCTCCAGGATGCGGGTAACCTTGCGTACTTGGATAGCATTGCTTTCCAGCACTTCGATCTTGTCAACAACGGTTTCTTTAGTGAGAGCCATTTTTTAGGGACCGGCGACTGCCGGAAACAGGTTTAAGGATGGGTCGTAGTTTTAAGCCGGGTTGCGGGCTGGACAATTAAATGCTATAGGTGCCCGAAAGCATGAACTCCCCGGCTGCATCATAAGTCACGGTATTTCTTGCACCACCTCCGATAGGGTTTTCAGCGATTAGTATTTGTGTGGAGCTGGTAAGAATATATGCATTTAAGTAAGTATTCACTGAAGATGCAATGTTGTTTTGGCCTCCCACTGTTACGGCGGGTTGTGTAATTCCATTGCCACTGGTGAACGGAAGACCGCTGACCCTAAGCGCTCCAGTGCCAGTACCAAGACTCCATTCTAAAAATATTTCAAAATGAACAATTCGGCCAACTTTTGTATAGCGTCCGTTTTGGAAGTTATAGGTAGCAGTTCCTGCTGTGCCAGAGCCAATCACCGTCGGCGTAAACGTCCCCTCTTCATAATCGTCCAGCGTGTTTGGATCGGCGCTGGCGACGGCGGTTGCGGGGAAGGTGATGCCGTCTGATGTTTGGAGCTTGGCGCCAGAGGTGTTGGCGGTGGCGGTGCCGACTAAGACGCGCCCTGCACTATCAATCCGCATCCGCTCCGAAGGAGCAGCCGCGCCGTCTGCCGTAGTGGAGAACACTAGGCGCCCCGGCATATCGTTAGCGCCGGGGGTGCCGTCTACAAAACATTGAATAGCGCCCCCCCAAGAAGTTATATCGTTACCATCAGCACCAAAGAAGCCGACTGTGCCAAGAACGTCATCAGCAGCGACAATTGTATTACTACCAGAGGTGGTTCCCCTAGTTTTAGCTAAGTTAATAAGACTTCCAGACGCATCATTTTTGTTAACTACAGCACTAAAGCCGCCGGCGTTACCAGTGCTTTCGTGCTGGATAAATGGAACAATGTCAAAAGTTCCTCCAGCGCCAATGGAGTGCTGCGTAGTCCGCGCCGTAGACGTGCCAACTAAGAGCCTGCCGGAGCTGTCGATGCGGGCGCGTTCGGTGCCATTGTCAAAAACAAGCGCCCCTGGAGAGGTTGAGTTGTAGATTCTCCAGTCATCAAATAGAACACCAAATGTGCTACCTCTTCCCCTTGTGTAAATGACACCGTTGACATCCAAGGGGAATAGAGGGCTCGTAGTGCCAATCCCTACGTTACCTGCGGGTGTAATAGT